CTTACGAATAGACTTTTCATCTAGACCACGCTTCTTTATCACGTCGGATTTCTTTTCTGTACGCTTTTTGTTTGCGACGTTGCGACGTACATCCATTTTAGTAGGTTTGGGTTTTTTTACAGGTGACGGGGCATTTCGTATGGTATTACGAGCCTTTTCGATGAGCTTGCACAGATCTTCACGTTTTTCTTTACCGTCGAGTTTAATTTTCAGAATCGAAGCAATACGAAGTAATTCAATCTTGGACTCATTTTTGCATATACGAGCCCCTATCTTGAATTTATTACCAGTTCCGGAAAGCTTTTTGTTTTTGTTTTTGTTTTTGAACGTCACATTCTTATTACCCGATGCATTCTTAATTTTACGGCAAATTTCTGCAACTGTAGCAGTTCTAGTACCGTTTTGTGTTTTGACTCTAAAATTAACTATACCCATACTTTTCGCCATTTTAATGACATCAGCCTTTTTCATACGCGAACAAACCGTTTTGTCGTTAGCCTTAGTCTTAGATTTGGCTTTTTTAGCTTTGGGCCTAGAGGCTTTTACACCTTCAGAAAACACACCTGTGATTGTGATCTGTCCATCAGTGTGTAGAGACTGTACAAAATTTTTCGCGAAATCGTATGCTCGCAACAGATCGGCAGGATTTTGAGCACCCGATATTTGTACATTTCCACTAACGGAGAGTATAAGCTTAGTATCTCCGAAGTAAGCATACAAGAATGGAGATAGTTCCGGTTCGTATGTGATACGAGTCATACCATAACGCCTAAACTTTGCAGCAATTGAATCCATCTTGAAGGTGCCATTCACTCTAAATGAACCACTCAAGTTATTATACGCGATTGGATTATTAAAGATTTGGTTACCATCAGTGTAATTACTGATAACAAAACGACGGATAAGCTCGGGTTGATTCGCTATGTTGGTACCTATGAATCCACTTGAGAAACGAATCTTACCGTTTTTATATATGTTGAAAGTGACACCTTTACTTTCAGTATCATTAGAAATTTGCATTTTTATTTGAACACTCGCAAACTTTTTTGTGAGATCCCCCTTAGGACCGAATTCCCTCGTGTGTGAGAATCCAGTTTTAAACTGACCATAAATACCGTTTAAAGTGGTAGTGTCTATATAAAGACCTTCCCCGATAGGTGTTTTACCGAGGGGTGGTTTCATAAGAATAGTTTTAAGATTTACAACAGTGTCTTTAGGACCAAAACCAGATTCTATGTTGGCGTTAAACATACTTGGATTTAATTTGGTTATTTCAAATGAAGGTGCAATGTAGGCTAGAGAACTATCGTTAAATGTAGTTTCACCGAGTGCCTTTTTGAAGGCATTCTCATTTATCCCTTTGAACTCATTTGCGAGTGGATCACTCGTGAGATTTTTCTGAAGACGTTCAGGTATCCTCATTTGTCGGGGAGGAGGTCGAGGTGGAGTCCTAAATGCACTGTAGGCTGGGCGTGCTTGGGCGCGTTCGGCGCGTTCGGCGCGTATCATTTCCATTTCAAGCTCCCGTGCAAAAGCATTATTATTCGAGTTTGGACTCTGAACTTCTACACCAGATCGACGCACAAATTCTTTGACCGACTGGCTCATATTACTATTGGGAAGGATTTTTTTTTAGGTGTCGTCTGTGAATGTTAGATCATCGCTGACCACATCTAGACCATAAATGATAGGTTGATGTTTGTAGAGGCGTCCCTTATACTTAACTGTTTCATTCCTAACCTCAATTTCCCTAGAACTGAAAGGTCCTGCATAGAAATCCTGGTGAAACTTGTGATTACCAAGATTGTTTTCACGACAGTGTTGGTTGAACTTGGCAACAAACTCCTTTTGTGGGACGAAGAGGTCATCATCAAAGTTAATGTAGGTAGATTCAAGGAAGTTTGTAAGACTACTCGCTACCATGGCCACCTGTTTCTGAATCTGCTTGAAATACGACGGTACAATATTCCATATATCCTTATTTCTGTATTTGTTAGAGAAGTCTAGATAAGCACGCACACACTTTAACAGGATAATAGGCATTTCAACGTGAAGCTTTTCGTCGAGTTGAGGATCTGCATCTTGCACCTGGCGGCTAAAGTTCCACGGTAAGATACGACGAAGCACTGAACCTGAATTGTCTTTCCAATTGGGTACCTCATTCCCACCTAACACCCCTGGTACCTTCCACTCTATAGATACCGCAGTCTTGTTCTTAACAGCTACAGACACATCCTCACCCGATACGATAGATTGAAACTCCGCTTGTTCGAGGGCGAGATCACCTTTAACTTCAGGCGCAATGAACATGAAAGAATCCTTAATGGCAGAGAGACCGAACTTCTTCTCAATGTTATTTGAGAGTGTTCCAACATCCTCGTTCTCATAGAACTTCTTGAAAACTTTTGTAATCAACGTACTCTTACCAGACCTCGCAATACCCTTGAAAAATGGAATGACTTGCCAACCATCTAGATCACCTACATCAAAGCAGAGACGACCACCCATTACATATGCCCAGTTGCATACATCATCATCGAACTTCTGATATTTTAGAATGGAATCAAACCAAGGTGTTGGAATTTTCGTCCAATCATCGAGATGTGAGAAATTGTCAAACTGCTGATCAAAGTACTTACAAGCAACAATACTAGGATCTAGACATGCATACTTATCACTCTTGTATGGATAAAACTGACAATCATATACACCTCTATCTGGTATCCATTCCTTACCTACAAAAACACCATTCTTAAATGCCCACACCTGTCGTCGCTTGTTAATTTCAGGGAACTGTGCATCATTACACTTCGTAATATTATCGATAACATCACGGAAAATAGACCCCTTACTTGTGAAATGCTTCCAATTTACAAAGTTACTCTCCTTCCGTGGCAAAGAATATACAAATTCTTCAATTGTAAAAATTGGATTCCAAGCACGAGTTCTAAAACCCTCAACAGTCTTAATTTCTTCACAACAATGACCCTTGTACCTTCTGTATCCAGCCCTGTAGGCTTCCTTCAATGAAAGCATCAAACATTTCTGAAATGGTGTCGATTTCTCAACTTCCTCTTCATCCATAGTAGAAGGATCCGTATAAACCGAAACCTGTGGTAAAGCTGTTGGGGCAATCACACGCTCATATGAAATCTGGTGACGACGAACATTTTCAAAACCATCCTCAATTTGAAGAATAACATTATTGAGCCTCTTATTGATCGTTACTTCATCGTCATACTTATAATCCTTAATATGCATATGTACATGATTGTTCAATTCAATCAGAAAGTTAATCATACGATTCTTAATTCCACGGATAGCCATAATGTCAATTTGATCTGGTTTAGGAATGTCATCATCATAAAAGTTATCGGGGTGTATGAACTGCCTGTAGCCTAACTTTGTAGCACGTTCCATGCATGGTGAATACCCATCGAGGTTCATGAGGTACCACCTAAACTCAAACTCTTCTATTACATGTAAAATCTGTTCTTCATTCATTGACTGGATGTTCTGTTTCTGCAACTCCGTGAGTGCATTATACAAGTTTGGATCCTTATCAATGAAGTGAGTTTCTCTCATCTACCGTATATACAATTTTATTCCTTAAGCGGAATTTATCTTACTCAACATCTTTATGAGAATTTTATTTTGGGTCTGGAGTTGGCTGGCAATATTAACTAGAGCTGAGCATACCGTGTCACCATCCTCTGTGGCTAGAAGAGATGTTATGATATCGGCCATGTCTAGAGTTTCACCATCGTCCTCATCCTCTTCAATTATCGAAAGATCCTCGCTCTCATCATCGGTAATAATTTCCCCTTCTTCAATCTCATTATCATCAGGCTGTGTCGACATTTAATGTCAACTGAGAAAAATCCAAAGAAAAATTGCCGCGTTCTACTGAAATTATTTTCTCTGTATACAGTACAACTACTCTCAAAATGGCCGGCGGTCTTATGCAACTCGTCGCGTACGGTGCCCAGGATGTTTACCTCACTGGTAACCCTGAGGTAACTTTTTACCAGGCCAAATACAAGCGCCACACTAACTTCGCGATGGAGAACATCGAGCAGACCGTTAACGGTACTGCCGCCAACTCCGGTCGCGTTTCTGTCACTATTGCTCGCAACGGTGATCTTGTCGGTGACATGTACATCCAGCTTAAGTCTCTCTCTGCCAACACTTCTACTTCCCACGCCACCAACGATTGCAACTGGGTCGCTGAGCGTGCGATCAACAACGTAGAATTATCAATCGGTGGACAAAGGGTTGACAAACACTACCAGAAGTGGTGGAGGCTTTACTCCGAGCTTTACCTCGATGAGTCCAAGAAGGCTACCTGGGGTAAGATGACCACTGGCAGTTCCACTGTCTATCTCCCTCTTATTTTCTTCTTTAACCGCAATCCTGGACTTTTCCTCCCACTAATTGCCCTGCAGTACCATGAGGTACGCGTTGATATTGACCTCGCGTCTGACTTCGGTACATACCTTGATACCAATGTCTTCAAGGTCTGGGCCAACTACGTCTACCTTGACACCGAGGAACGTCGTCGTTTTGCCCAGAAGGGCCACGAGTACCTCATCGAGCAGGTCCAGCATACTGGTTCTGACACCGTTGAGGCCGCTTCCCAAAAGCAGGTCCGCCTCTCCTACAACCACCCCGTGAAGGAGCTTGTGTGGTGCTTCGCCGACTCCACCGACAGGGAAGGTCTCTGGAACTTCACCAACGCGGCCGCTGATACTGTCATCCTCGAGTCCGACCCCGCCTCCGCGGCCGGCGAGTCCAACTGCTACGTGCCCATCTCCGACCTTGGCACCCCCCTCTTCTCCCCGGGTCTCTCCACGAATCTTTTCACCGAGGAGGCTGTCGGTGCCCTTGATACCTTCAAGCTCGTCCTTAACGGTCAGGACCGCTTCAAGGAACAGGAGGGTAAGTACTTCAACCAGGTTCAAGCGTACAACCATCACTCCGGTAACCCCTGCCCCGGTGTGTACTCCTATTCTTTCGCCCTCAAGCCCGAGGAGCACCAGCCTACCGGCACTTGCAACTTCTCCCGCATTGATAATGCCCAGGTTGCTGTCAAGACTACCGCCGCCTCTCCCACCACCATGCACATGTTCGCCACTAACTACAACGTCCTCAGGATCCAATCTGGTATGGGCGGTCTGGCCTTCTCCAACTAAATACTCATACGTAGTATTTTAATAAAATAGCATAAAAATTCATATTTTAAGATACCCAAATATCTTAAAATGTGATAAAGAATACTACCATTTCGATAGTAGTACCATGATAGTTGTCCCAAAGTGTATGTACATTATCGCGCGACGTCGTACCTACCGACAACGGAAAAAGGTTGAGAAAAAACCATGTATGAAGAAGCCAGATGTGCTTTCATGTGCAATCCGTCATACAAGGTGCTTAGAGTGTCCGTATAATAACTTTTTCAGACCCGATAGACCCACGAAGAAACTTTAAGATAAGCCTCTCATTATAGATAATGTTCAAGAAAGTGTTTGAACTTTTTATTAAAGTGGATAAACCCATGTTGGGTCGATGGGCACCCAAAACATGTCATGAACTCAAGACCTCTATAAATTCTGTGTATCAAAATAGGGACCACTGTGGCGACGTTATATGCAAAACCCCAAAGAAAGCTTCTGAA